TGGCTGTAATTTGCGTGGTTGAATCAGTGGATAGCGTTTGATTGCTAAAGTCTCTACGTTTTACAACGATATTGATAGCTGGATCCTGGCTAGTTCCCAGTTCATTTACAAACAGAATGTCTGGCAAAATTCTCTTTAAGAAAACAAAATTATCGCCATCAGCTATATCAATGTCAGCAGATTCTATAAACACGCCATCCATAGATCCTGTATCGTTATTAAACCCTTTTTCATGTTCGTATATGTATTTAGTAGACGAGTCCTCACCAGCAGCTAATGGTCTATTTAACACACCAGCGGCCAACCAAGCGTATCGTTCTAAAGATCCTATACTCCAACTGTCTTCCTCGTAATTGTAAATGACGTATCTTGATATTTCATTGCCATTGTCTGTCAATGAAGGATAAAAAAACCAAACCTCGGAAAACTCTTCGTTCAATCCAGCAAAACATTTAAAGGCCTGAGATTCATCAAGATCTGAAAAAACATAGTCTTGCACCGAACAAGGTAGTTTTTGCACAGAGCCGTTGTAAAAATAAAATCCTTTTTTAGACATGAAAAACACACCTTTTGGACTATTGACAGCTGCTTTAGGTCCTAGCAGTCCAGCACCTTCATTAATCAAGTTAATCGCAAAAGTTAATGGTGGACCAATAAAGTTCATTGAATACAGTGAAGTATCTGTCCAGATAAGCACTTCTTGTCTGGCCTTAATTCCACCTACTATGGAAGAACCAGAAGATAAACGTAAAGATCCAGCAGTGTTTGTGCTTAATGGCTCAAACTCTAAAGCATTTTCTTGATCGCTAAAAGCCACCAACATAGGATCTATGACTCCTGATCTGGCGCTACTTTCTATAGGATCTGCGCCTAAGACTATCAAATGCCTATCTGTTTCAGATGTTAATACTTGTAAACCTTGTGTGGGCACTAAATTTGCCCCGGACACTGTTGATAATTTGACAGCTCTGGTTGATACACCATCATTCTCCACCCACCTGTAAATACTACCGCCTCTTGGATTAATTATGAGATCTTCACCAAAGTTGTCGTGTGTCCATAATCGTAATTGATTGGTGTCAGATAGAGAGGTTGCAGAACCCCAACCACCAGCTCCCCATGTGCCAACACCCCAACCCGTAGATTCTACATACACGTCCAAACCAGAGTTTACCTGGTAAGCGGCGTCAGTTGCAGATCCACCATTACCAGAATCACTTGCGTTTGCTGTAACTGTAGATCCAGAAGTGTCTTTTGCTGTTATTTCGTATGTGTTAGTGCCAGTAACTAGGTTAATTTGATATTCTTGGTTTAAAACCGCTGCTGTTACGTTACCTCCTAACGACACAGCGCTAGAGAAGGTAACAAAATCACCATTTACTGCGCCATGACTGGCATCCGTTACTGTAAGAGTAGAAGAACCATTAGTGGCGGCAAACGTAGCTGCGTTTGTTGTGTTTTTTCGTATTGGTGTTATGTCGTTATAAGCGCCACCCTCTTCTATGTAGTATTTATTAGTAGTTCCAATACCTAGATACTTTGCGCCTCCTAAAGAAATCCAGGAGTGTAGAGCTCTTGCAGAGCCTATGATTGAAGAGGGTGAAAACTTTTCCCATCCGCCTATTTTTTCGACACGCCCTTTTCTAAAACGTATCTTATCGCCGTCTACCCAACCACCTTCGTTGGAATAGTCGGTTTCCTCTTTATTGATTCCGGGTTTAAAATTTAGTTTGGTTAGAGGCATAGTTAGATTCTAACATATCCTAATGCACTCTAAGCCAATCTGATAATGGCTCCAGTTGCAGTTGCAGCTGGAAACACAATCGTAAAATCGCCAGCCGTTGAGGTCTTATCACCACCAAAATCTATCGCCGCAATAGCTTTGTTAGAGTTGGACGTGTTGTAAAGTAAGCATCCTCTAGCCGTTATAGTGGCTGTACCAAAAGTAAGATCCGCAAAATCAACTATTGCTGTAGTACCAGATGTAGTAGGCGTTACGTTTGTTAATGCACTACCTCCAGAACTATAGTTAGTTCCTGTGGCTTGCCCTGTGGTCACAAACGCAGTTGTTCCCGCTCCCAAAGTTGCAGAGCTTGTATAAAGCGCTAGTTTGATGCTATCAGCACCATTAGTAAGATTATGCCCCTCAACAAGTAACTCTTGTTTGAAGCTCGTACATATTGCAGATGTAATTGCCATTATAGCTCCTTCAATATTTTAGCCATGTCTTCATGGCCTTGTTCTCTTAGTATATTCGAGTAAGTCGTATTTTGCGACTTAATCGCGTTCTTCATAGAATACAAGATTACAGTATAAACTTGATTTTGAAAAGCTAACGCTTGTTGTTTGATATGTTCTGGCGCATTGTCTGATATGCTTACAATCTTCTTTGTAGCTTGTGCTGCCCAAAATTCTGGATCGTGACCTTTATTTTCTGTTGAATGTACTTCAATATTTCCAAGTACAAAATCTCCTTTAGCGCTCATAACTACCCCTTATATGGTTCTGGTGGTACAACATCCTCATTTATTTTTAAACCATATTGTTCAAGTTGTTCGTTTATTTCATCAAAAGGCCCGATTATAAATCTGCCTTCATGTGGTACAGCCACCAATGGTTTATCTAATCTATGAAAACCATAGAGTTTTTCTGTGGCTGGCACGTTTGAATCTAATACTGTAGATCTGCCACTAATACCTACAATAATATCTTCGCTCATGCACTTACTAATCCAAAACTCTACACAAGCTCTACCCGCTTCTGCAAAGTGCATGTTTTGTTTATATGAAAAATCTATGCCAAATAAATCTATGCGACCAACTTTGTTATACAAAGCATAAGCTATAGCAAAAGCCACTGTAGTGTTCATATAAGCGCATTTGGTAGCGTTGCAGACTTCTTCTACGGGGTATCTTATGGGGTTTTTTATTCTGGGATCTTCTTCGCAAGTATAAATAGGCACATCTGACTCAGACATAAGTTTTATCATGGCATTTGTCTGTTTGCCAGCATCGTCAGAATCAAAAAACCTACTAGCTGGATCTAATGCAAAGATCCTATCAGCTGGATAAACTAAACCAGCCGAGTTGATACACCATATTTCGTCCCACTCTCTGGAGTTTTCTAAACCTATTGCAAAATCTACCTGTGACACACCCAGGCCAATTATTGCTACTGTTCTCCCTTCTAAATGTTCTAATACCATTAAGTCACGCTAGAGCGGACTGAATCGTATCTATACTCGTCGCGTGTGCCACGACCTTCTGATGTATTTTTCATACGAGCTATCGCCTCCTTAAATCGCCCCTCCAATAAGGCAACGACTTCGGCTGGCTCTTTGAGAAAGATTGCTCCCTCAACTAAAGCTCCATACAACAAAGCATCTGCATAATCTGTAGATAAAAATGTTGTACCACTGTCACTACCACTGGTTAGAGAAGTTGGTTTGTTTAAATAATGTAGCTCTACAGTATAGTTTGCATCCGGGATCGGTGAAACTTCAAACGCAGTATCGTCAAACAATGAGTAATATTTTGGCGTTGCTTGTGTAGTGCCTGATGAAAATTCTTTTATAAAGGATGGGTGTTTGTAATCCAAATAATCGTATGTGCTTGAGCTAATGATAGCTAAACTCATTGGAGCATAAAAATCTGTAGGTGTTGCTAAAAATCTGTTACCGCTTGTTAAGGTTCCCTGTACGTTTTTTCTTTGCTCTGGTAATTGCACAAAAGAGAATATTCTGTCCTCTGATTCTTTAATAAACGTGTTAAGTTGATTTGTAAAGGTCGTCTCCGATACTTCAAGATAATCTTGAATGGCCGTTTTTAATGTTGCTAATGTAAAACTCATGTTGTTACTGTAACCTCGCCGACTGCGGATGTGATAGAAAATGTATCTAACACTGCTCCAAGTTTGCCATCACCCACGTTAGTATAAACTAAAAAAGCTGAGTTATCGTCGTCTGTATCTGGTCTTGCATCTTTTACCGCTTGAGGATCCTGGGGAGCTGGTTTGGGCATAAGCTGTGGATGTTTAGCGTCCCATTGATCTGGACCAACCAATAAACCATCCCAAGTCTTACGCATGTCTTT